GCCTTTTATGTGCGCATCCTTGTGCTCATCGAACTTATCTGCTTCGTCTTTACTGGAAAGACTATCCATGCTATCCAGAATGTAGATGAAGGGAGTACCCTCTTTAATAGCATCATCAACATGATAATAAAACTCTTCGATAGTTGATGAAGCTTCTGGCTCCCCATCGCTACTGGTACCAGGAAGTTCCATCTTCTCGGCTACTTTACTTCCAAAAAATCGCTTAATGTCCATAAGAGCCCCACCCTCAGCATTGTCGTAGATAAATCTGTAGTCTTCAAAATCTTTATTTTTAGCGGCTTCCGCTAAACAAGTTAAGGACAGAAAGGTTTTTCCAGAACTTGAATCGCCTACAAAGAAGTAATAATTGCCTTTAAGAAAACCCCCTTTGGCTTTACCAGAGCAGGCTAGGTTTAGTAAAGTACTACCTGTGGAGAGATAAGAATCTTTAGATATACCCTCTTTCATGTTTTTCCTTTGAGTCAAAAGATTTTTTAAGACCTGGTTATTCATGATAAAAATGGTAGAGTGAGTGGCTAGACTCACCCTACCGAAAGGAAACTACCCGTTAGAAAATGGGGTCGTCATCGTCATCGTCATCATCGTCGAGGTCGTCATCATCGTCGTCGAGGTCGTCCTCGCCACGAGTGGCGGTGTCGTCATCATCATCGTCCTCTTCTTCTTCGACTTTTTTGGTTTTCTTTTTGCCTTTTTTCGGAGGAGCTGGCTCATCGTCATCGTCATCGTCATCGTCATCGTCATCGTCGTCTAGGTCATCATCATCGAGGTCTTCGTCCTCCACTTTTTTGGCTTTTTTACCTTTCTTCGGAGGAGCTGGCTCATCGTCATCGTCATCGTCGTCTAGGTCATCCTCGGGGTCGAAATCATCATCCTCCTCTTCAGGCTCGGGTTTTGGAGCAGTCTTCTTTTTACCTTTGGATTTCTTGGACTTCTTCGAATCCACATCGTCATCGTCATCGTCATCGTCGTCATCGTCCTCAGTTTTTTTGCCAGAGGGCATTTGAAGGAAAATACTGTTCAGCTTGTCATAATCCAGAAGGATGAGGAGGTCGTCCAGATTGTATAGTTTTTCTAAAATGGACTCGTCATAGTTCTTTTTACGAGGTTTGAAACCGATTCGGTTTACCTTTATAAAGGTAAAACCTTGACCTGACTCCTGGTCAACTCCCAGTTTCAGAGTGTACCCATCTTCAAGGTCGCTAAAGTTTGCGAAGTTTTCATCTTCATCGCATTCGTTAATAACACCATCCAACTGAGCGCCAAAACAGAAGGTGCTAATGTCCCACAGCATAACCTGCTTGCGGTCGGTGGCGTCGATGACATTCCATAGCTGTCGTTCCTGGGGTTTCAAACTGGAGATAAGGTCTTTGTCTGCCCCTTCCTTAAGAAGTTTCGCCCTATATTCACAGATAGGGCATTTCAGTTCCGCCGTCAATCGCGGACAAATGTAGGACTGATTCTCAATACCTACATTTCTATGAACGAAGTAGGTCCGCTCGAAATACATTTCCCCTTCCTCACACCAGGGATTACCTTTACCTACTGGATAGGAAAGAATATCCACCAGGTACTTTCCTTTCTTAGGGGAGAAAAACTCTACCCCAGAAGGGAGACGCAAAGTGGTGCTGGCTCCTCCTGAAGTATGATTGGCGGCTCGGCGTCTTGCTCGTTCCGCAGCTGACATTTTGGTTTTTTTCTTTTTGGCCATTTTCGATACTCCTGTTAATTAATTGTTAGGGGTTTTTAGACAATTATGTTTTATTGCTTTGAATTTACCTATGTGCCAAAAATAGGACACTATTTTAGCGGTTGCCCCTAAATACATAGGAAAAAGAACAAGCAAAGCAACGTACCAAATAAGGGTAAATAAACTGTTCATTTCTTTTCCTTTTTCTTTCTTAAAGTTACCCGAGCCTTCCGCTTCTTCACTTCTTCTACGAAGGCCCTACCTTCATCGGTGGAAGGTATCCAAGGAGTGGAGAAGTAAGATTGGCTGTGAAGTCGTACCAGTTCCTGGAGAGCTATTTTCTTTTGATCCAATGAGTCCACAATAGCTTGGCAAAGATTAACAGAGGTCCAAGCTTCATTTTGAACCCTTTTGGCGGCAGTTAACTTACCTTGAGCTTTTTTGACTTTGGCGTTAATGATTAGTACCGCGGTGATGGTATCTAAAGTAGGTTTGCCTAGGATGCCGTGACTTTCAGGGTCAGAGATAATACTCAGGCGAACTTCCGCTTCAATCTCCTTCAATTCGGTTTTACAAACATCCACCCCTATCTCTGCGTTGCCTACTTCTTGCCTAGCCCTAGCTAATTTGGTGGCATATTTCCTATAGAGAGAAGGTTGCATAAGCCATTGCTCGTCAAGTGCGTTAGGGTCAATATCCTGTACTGTAATTGAATCTTTCATTTTCGTTTCCTTTTTAGAGCTCATCTACTTCTAAAATAACAGGAGAAAACAAGCGATTATTGTTTTTAGCCTCATCTTTCATATCCTGTTTTCTCTCACTACAAGCAACAAAAACCAAAACTCGTTCGTCACTACAATGACCATGACGCTGTAACTCAAATAAATAATATTTCTTTCCCATAGTATATTATCCGACATTAAAGGGTTTTTCAAACGGTTTTTTTGAATCATTCTCCAGAAAGTACGGCATAACAACCCCACACTAAACCAGCTGCCCCACTGTCATACATATGGTCTTTGAAAGTGTCCAATACCACAAAAGCTCGAGGGGTTAAAGGACTATTACTGAGCATGACGGATTTACAATATCCAATAATCATCCTACGAAGGCCTTCAGGTTCCGACAAGTCGCAGTTTTTCAAAAGCTCTGCCATTTGTTTCCAGGTAGTACGTTTGTTCATTAGCAGGCGAGCTATTTTAATTGAATCCGATTTGGACTCGGTGCTCTCAATAGCTTCTAACATCTGCTGACCATTATCTAAGCGGTAAACTTGGTCCAATAGTACCAAAGCCTTGCGGGCGGAACCCTCTGAATGTTCCGCTATCTTTTCAAGTACATCGATGGGAAATCTTTCAACTTTTTCTTTATTCAACACATCGGAACAGAGTTGAACCAATTCCTTTTCGGACAGGGATTTTACCCCAACTTCGGTACAGCGGGTACGAATAGTTTTAAGTAGTTTATTAGGTTCTGTAGTGGCTAACATGAAATACACATGAAGTGGGGTGTCTTCCAATAATTTAAGGAAAGCGTTTTGCGCATCACTACTCAATTTATGGGCTTCGTCAATAAGCCATACTCGGGTGTCCCCACCCATAGGGGCTTGGTCCATCCTACTACGAATGGACCTAACCATATCAATGCCACGGAAGTCCGCACAATTGACCTCTTGAAAATCAATCTTGTCGCATTTAAGAGCCCGCGTAACTATCCTTCCTAAGGTAGTTTTACCGCATCCACTTGGTCCAGTAAAAAGGAGAGCATGAGGTATGGCTCCCGCTTTCACCATTCTTCGGAGAGCAGTAAGGGCTTTGTCCTGCCCTATAACCTCATCTGCTTTTTTAGGTCTATATTTTTTGTAAAGTTCCATTTTGTTTCCTTTCTATGCTACTTTAATTGCTTTCTTTTCAAACCAGCTACCATCTACGGGGCTAGCTTCCGCTTCTACTTCTAAAGGAGTAATAATCCAAGGCCAGTGTTTTACTATTTTTTTGGTCATTACTTCATTAGATATCTCTAAATAATCCTTAAATTCTTTATCTGGCACATCCGATACTATGGAGTCGTGAATCTGTCCCACTATCTTGGTTTTCATTTTGTATTTTTTGAGTTGTTTCTGAAGGTTAATCAAAGACCAAAGCAGGCAATGGAATGCTACTCCTTGTACCGGATAATTGATAACCTCATTCCTTTTCATCCAACCGGAAATTTCAAATCCTGTTAAAGTTTGGAACTTTCCTGTTCTTCTGTAGCTTTCCCACCAATCGTTTTTCCAATCAGTGTAGATTTTAAAACGCCTTCCCCAAAAGTCCTCTTGCACCTCCATTATATGATGAACAAAGGTTCCTTTTACAGGAGACACTTTTGGGTTTAAGGAACCCAAATCATATATTCCTTTTTTGGCTAAATGTTCCTTGAGAGGAGTTCCCTTAGCTGTCTCCAGCTTTAATTGGTCAATGGAAGACCAAAGAGCTGGAGCGCAGCTAAGGTACCAATCCCCGTAGAATTGTGGAAATACGAACTTGTTTTTACCACAGTATCGTATTAATTTGGTTACTTGTTTAGTGCTTAA